TGAAACTAAAGGAAGTGCTAATGTGTAGAATCCAATTTTGGCTAACACAGTATCTCTTTCAATCCAGTCTACTAATGGTTGAGCCCAAGCATAATAACCGTCATAAACATCTGGATCAGTGTCTCTTGTCATCTGTCCATAAGCAGCATCTAAACGCCATATGTCATCACTTAGATAACCTCTTCTATGTAACAAGCTACAAAGAACTGTCTGTTTGCCTGACTTTTTAGGTTTTGGTTTTGGTTTTGGTTTCTTTTTAGTAAAGCGTTTAGTTGTAGCTCTAATATCAGCATGTTTTTCACTCATATAGTAAGTATGTCCCTTTTCCAAATCATAAACCTTGGTCATTTTACTTCCACCACTACCTTTCTTGGAGTTCTTTGTAGTAGTAGTTTCTGTCGCGCCACTGACTACTGCAGGCGTAGTCACAGGAGGTTCTGGATCCGGGGGTGGAGGTGGAACGGGTGGAGGTGCCACTGGAGCAGATGGAACAACTGGTGTTGGAGGAGGTGGAGGTATATCTGGAACATATGGTGGTACATATGGGGGTGGATCATCAACCCAAGTTTGCACATTGTATTGATATTCTTCTTCATATGAAGTAGTATATTGATAAGTTTCTGAATAAGCTTGTTGATAGGCCTGTTGGTATTGATAATATAGTTCGTATTCACCCACAGCAGAATATTCAGCTTGAGCCCAAGACAAACATTCTTCTTTGTCTAAGATACTTAAATCACTTACAACTAATGATCTATTACCAGTTGGAAAACTTGTTGCTGCATTACTTTGAATATAAAATAAACCATCTAGATTACCAGATGCATCTGAATAAACAGGTTGACCTACAGCAGCAGTTGGACCACCAAGTTCAGCTGGGAAACTTGTTTCATGAATATACTTGTCACCTGGGTTTCTTATAGAATCATTTCTATTTAATGTATTATAAGTTGCAGCATTGTAAGAAGTATTACAGAAGTGAGTTATTTGTTTACCATCAAAAAATATCCAGTGAGGTGAGTTTGGTCTCAATCCACTAAAAGAAAAATAAGAAAAATTTGGTCTGATAATTGGTACAAGGTCAAATCCTAAATTTTCTTCCATAGTAGAATAAGCAGTTTTGTATGCAGTTCTCTCTCCAGTGTTCTGCTGCTCAATAGTTCTAGTACCTGTTCTGGTTTCTGTTATATAACCCATATCTTTTCCTTAACTATTCCTATCACCTTGAGATGAAGGCATCATTGTGCCGCTAGCAATGAACGAATTAGTTTGTTGTGCAACATAATTTTGATCTTGCAATTTACGAACCGTCCAAGTATCAATATTGGGATCAAGAAATCCAGCACCTACAGATTTTGTTATTTCAAATGAATTAACATTAATTGCTTCTGAAGCCAAATCTTGATTTACCATTACCTCTTCAGTATATTTAGGCCATACTGTATTACCTACTATTACAGTACCCCATGAACCATCTGAATCATACTTCATTGGTAAGTTTCTTGCAAATGCTATTGGAGTAATGACTCCATTATCTTTGTTTATAAGAACTCTGTTATCATTATCATACACATCTGTTTGTCTATTATCTCTAAAACCATCAGCAGTCAATCCTAACTTTACTCTGTCGGGCATAGAAGAATCTAAAGGATCAGGTATAGTGGTTTGTAGTGTAGCAATTTCTGCCATATTGAGAACAGAATTTACTTCAAGGTTACTTATTCTATCTTCTAATTCATCGATATCTTTCATTTGGTAACCTAGATTACCCAACCTAGTAACTGTTAAATCATGCTTATCCATTGTAAAAGGATTTAAAACTAATCCATGTAAAGGATAATTTTGTAATGGTACATTACTAGGATATTGAACTGTTGAACCTGAATTACTACTATGTATTTCTAATTCACCTTTTGGACTCATAGAAATAACATCAACTCGTGGGTTCCAGTATGTTGCTGATCCAAGAGTGATTGTTCCACCATTCTTTGGAATGTTTTCTACATAAGCTCCAGTTCCAGTAAATGTATCTGAGTTTGCAGTATCTTTGACAGGCCTCATATCAATTACATCAGTAAGTCTAAATTTCTCTCCTGTCTTCAATGTATGCACAGGAACATTTTCATAATCTACATCTGGGTAGGAAGGTTTACCCGCAAAGAAATCCCCACTTGAATGAGCGAAGAAATCATACGTTACTGTTAAAGCTCCTGTCGGTTCTCCAACACCATTTTTTATTTTACCAGAACCTACTGTGTAGAAATTATCTCTATGACCATTATCAAAGATAAACTTATATGTAATGTCTTCATTAGTTACATTATCTACTACACTAGTAAACTTATAAATGTCAACATTTTGTAGATAAAATCTACCTGCAACAAATGTCACGTTATTTTCTACTGTACCTACATTCAAAGTTTTAGTTTTTCTAGTTGCTGAGATATTTTCATATGCAAGTAAGTTTATATTTTTACTTACTGGTAAACCTGTCACGTTTACTGATGTATTAATTGTACCAGAGGTAGTAGGAGGATTAATTACTGCTGAACTGTAAGCACTATCTGCAGCTGCAATCCAATCTTCTTGATTTGTAAATGTATTAGATGATCCAGTACTAAAAGTTGCTTCACCAGATCCGTTGGCAGTAGCTGTATAAACTTTTCTAACAGCCATTGTTACATTTGATATAGTATTTGCTCTTTCTCTTTCAAGGGGAAACATAAATGAGTTTTGGAAAGGATCTTGTATATCAAATTGCCCTTTAGTGTCTCTTATCAATTCAGCGTAACCAGTAGTAGCAGTACCTAGAGAACGTGTTTGACTTATACGAAATGGAGTACCAGTACCATCACTATCCATTTCAACATCAAAAACATGTACTCTATATTTATTATCAAACTCATCAATATTACGTATTCTAGCTTCACCAATTATACCACCAGTACGAGTATCTCCAGCAAAAAGTTCTACTTCAGCAAAATTAGTAATATTACCAATTAAACCGTGAACACTATCAGCTAAGAAATAATTGCCGTAGTTAGCAGAAACAAACTCAGGTTCATTTTCATAAATGTTTTGAGGTTCTGATCTAGGTTTCTTTATTCTGAGTGTAGTAGATTTAGTTCTTTCGTTTCTATTACCTCCAACAAAAGCAACTCCACCTGCTATTCTATATTTTAGAAAATCATTATCACTATCGTCTTCTACATGAAGATCAAATACTCCATATTGACTGTTGCGTTCAATAAAGTCTCCAGAAATACTACTTGTTCTACTATTAAGAATAACACCCATTTCATTAAGAACATTATCTCTATTTTTTATAGCCCTTGCTCTTCCTAGAATAATATCATAAACTGGATAAAAAGTCTCACCTGCTTGTATATCTGATTCTTTGATTAAGGTCATTAGTATCTGATATCTGTCTGCACCAGGAGATGTAAGATTAGGAGTAGACCCACTGTTATCAAACAATGCTATCTCGTCGCTGGAAGTAATAATTTTTTCTTCAAGCTTAAATCCTACAACAGCTGAAGGAGCTCTAGTATATTTGGATATAACTAATGACTGAGCCTCGACCATTACAATATGACCAGCTACAAATGTTGAAAAGGAAGGAACCTCAATTAGAGATCCCCTACCAGTAGCAGGATTAATTGACGTGTTAGTAGTTTGTACAGTTAACGACCCAGTGGAAAATGTTAGTACATCATTAGGAGCAAACTTTACAGCTTTGGTTGTATCTGCTTGAGCTACGTTATTTGAATCAATGTACCTTACAAATAATGTATCAGGATCGCCATCAGCAGCAGGTATTACAACTTTGATTGTAGCAGAAAGACCAGCAGCATTAGTAATAGTTTGACCTAAAAGAGCATTAGAATTAGTTGGTAATGAATTTACTTTTACAAAATCAACAGCATTTGTTCCAGATTGTAAAGAACCATAAGAAGTATTGAACACACTTCCTTCTTTAAATATAAACGCTCCTACTCTTGCTAATTCAGTTTGAATAATAGTCTGTAGCTGAGTTAACTCACGTGCCTGAAGAGCACGACCGTTATTAAACAATACTCTATGATAGTGATCACTATCTTTAAAGTCATCGTTATACTGACTAAGAAAAGTGGATTGTGTTACATTGGTCGCCATGGTTTACCCTTAAAGTTTTATAACAAGTTTTATGTCTTCTGTTTGATCTGCGTCTCTTGTAGTAGATGTGGATTTATTATCTATAAACAATAGATCACCAGTAAATTTATCAAAGTCAGGAGTTATCAATGCTTGACTAATAGTCAAAGTAGAAGCAGTATATCCATCAATGGTTACAACTTCACTATTTTCAAAAGCTACAAATCCAGTTGTTTCATCTTGGTGATACCACAAACCGTTTGAATCATCATGAAAGTCTAACCATGCTTGAGCACCAGAATTACTACCAGTAATTTTAATATCATTTGCATATTGAATTGTATTAGCACCTGGAGAAGTAGTCAACGATATTCTATTTTGAGCAATGCCAGATGCATCAGTAAATAATGTTGTTGATCCAAACTGTGTTGGATTTCTCAAAATTCCTAGTTGCCTATAATCATTATCTACAATCCAATCTCCACTTACATTACCAGCTGGTTTTACATTGAACATAATAGAACCAGATCTTAAATCTTCTCTTGCATCGGCTCCTAAACCATTTGGTGCAGCAAATACAGGAACAGCTGCGGCAGCAGTTCCTCCTACAGAAAGGTTAGTACCATCGATTACTACATTTGCGTAATCATAACCAGAACCCATTCTTGTAACAATGTTACCAACTCCATTACTATCATCTACTTCAATAGCTTCTACACCTCCAGCAGTATTTAATACTGCTTTAGCTCTAGCACCAGTACCATTACCAATTACACTAATAGAAGGAGCTGAAGTATAAACACCTCCTTTAGTAGTTACCCTATATCCAATAACCTGGCCAGCTATTGCAGCATTTTGCACAGAAAATTGAGAGAACTCAGGATCAGTACTTATTGCTGAGTCAATAAACTTGACTGGCATAAACTCACCAGTTAAAAAGTTATTTGCATTAGTAGTTGTAATTGTGTATAAAAATTTCCAAACATATCCATCAGTTTCTATAGGAAGTGTTGTGTCAGTATGATCAGGTTTTACTGTAGATACTTGAACTGTACCATTTGCATCTTTACCAGTTCGTATAACAATGTAGACATTATTATCTTCGGTTCTTACATAATATGAAGTAGCTGGTTGTCCAGACACATTGTCATTATATTGAGAATAAATTGAGTTGGCAGACCAATCTTTTAAAGGTATAACAAAAGAGAAGTTATTGACAGCTATTGAAGATTGCATGTTATATCTTAAAAGTCTTCGTTCTCTTTCAGTGTTAGCTGGTGCAGGAGATACATCTGTATTGTCAGCAGGTTGCCAAGACTGAGATCGACCTACAGTAATATAATAGTGATTGTTTGAATCACCCACATTTGTTCCTTCGTTCTCATCAAAAAGATCTTGAACTAAAACTTTTTTTAATTGATCTGTAATAATAGCTACCATGTTATTTTCCTATTACGTAACTGTAATTCCCTGACTTCCTGTTAAGTACCAATTAGCTCCATCCCATATACATTGAGCTGATGCAAACTGTGGTAGAGCAAAAGAAGTACCATGAGCAAAATTGCCTGGAGTTATAGTTGCAGTACCTGCTCCTTTATTAGTAAATATTTTTATTTCACCTTCAACGGTTCCATTACTCATAGCAAGCGCTAGAGTTGATCCTTTGTTACAAACAGTATAAGTTTGATTACTGTTAACAGTTCCATTTGCCGTTACTGTTACTGGTTCATATGCAAACTTATCTGATCTAACTGCACCAGATCCTTTGCTCCTTAGATTCATTGATACATTCAAATCTCCACCAAGGCCTGAAGCTGTTAATCCAACAAAGCCTGAAGAATCAGCATTGCTAACTGTAAGTTCTCTTACAGCAGACCCAGTAGCATCTAATTTAATAATAGCTGCAGTATTAGCATCATTTATTTGAGACACATTAGGTGTAGTAAGAACTGGAGATGTGAGTGTTTTATTAGTAAGAGTTTGTGTATCTGTTGTTCCAACTACAACTCCTGATGGAATAGCTTTAGCGGCTACAGAACCATCTACAACTCCTGATGAATTAGACAAAACAAAACTAGAAGCTGCTATGCCTGTGATGGAATTGCTATCTGTACTGATTGATTTGTTAATTAAAGTTGCGGTGCTATTGTTAGTTAAAATAGTACCATCACTGTCTGGTAACAAAACATCTACTTGAGAAGCTGCTTGAACAAAACTAAGTTTAGTTCTTGCTGTGTTTCCAATGAAATCTATACCACTATCAGTGTGCACAACAACTTGAGCAGTACCAGCACTATCACCTAATATAAGATATAATTCTCTAAAGTTATCATTCATCTTATTTCCAGCAATACGTAGTGTATCACCAGTACCATCGTTGGCTGAAGAACCTGTGTTGATAATTTGTCTTGTCATATTTTAATCCAGTTTAAACTTAGAAGTATTTATAAGGTTTATATTGAAGAATCAAAAGAGGTACTGTACTTATGCTGATCAAATGTGAATATACCTGCATAAGCTGTAGTATCTGAATCATAGTATGTATCACTCATTAGTGAATGATCTCTAATTGTAGCTCCACCATCTGATTCATCAAATGAAATTGAGTTAGGTGTGAGTAGTTGGTTAATGCTAGTTTGACCAGTAGCAAGTTCTTCCATTGTAATACTTTGCAACTGATCCATTGTTTGTCTGGTTACTTGTCTGTACAAATTACTATCCGTATAATCATCTTTGTTTATTAGTGTTATATCACCAACAGCATTTGCAGTTAGTGTAGCTGAAGCAGATGTACCAATTGCTTGATCAATACCAGCGCCAGCTTGATCTTGAATGATTGTTAGCCCTGTTTCATTTACAGCAGTAATAACTAATTCAGATCCAAGAAATATTCCTGCTGGGTGCACAAATAGTTTGTAAACATCTCGCCAAACTCCAATAGGAAGGTCTGTTTTAATTAAAATAGAAAGAGCTTGGTATAGCTTATCATCTGTTAAAAACTTTAATGACTCAGGTCCCATCTTAGAAGCAGGTTCTCTTATCTGCTCACCACCTAAATTAGCACTATCTAATTCAAAATCAATTACTGGACCAACTTTAAACACATTAGCTTTTGGATAAGATATCAAAGGATCTATACCGTAAAAACCTCTAAAGAATTGTTCTATTGAATACTTTGTTCCCTTAGATCTGTAAAGTAAATTAGAAAATTTTATAGCTTCTCTTTTGTTTTGAAAACCTCCGAAGTAAGC